AAGTTATTACTGCTTTAGAAACAAACCCTGAAAGACTTTCTGATCCAGTATTTCAAGAACTACAGTTTCCTGATTCAGAAGCAATAATTACAAATTCTGCCTTTTCTTTTGCTGGAGCTACTCCTACCACTCCTATTACTACCACTGGTGGAGGTGAGTTAGTAATTCGTGGCGGTGCTGGCGTTACTGTAGACATTAAACAAGTCGTAGATGCTGGTGGTCAAGTTTTTGGTGAAGGCGGGATTTTAGATGCTATAAAAGGATACATTCCCGGAATATCGCTACCTAACTGGATGCCTACTGCTGGTGTAATCTTTTTGCCTACAGTAGGAGAAGCTATTGATAAAATTAGTACTATCATTGCAGATACAGAAATTACTGGCGCTATTGAAGAAGGCGACATTGGCGAAATACTAAACGACATTGGTACTATTATTGTTGGTGCTGGCGGAGAACTTGTTAGTGAAGTAGAAGGACAAATAAACAAAATTCTTGGTCAAATCCAAGGAGCGGTAGCAGATCCTACTCAAGCAGGTACGATTATTGGTGGTGTTTTAGCTGGTAGTTTTCCCTCTGGCATACCTGATTGGCTGGGTGGTATTCTTGCAGAAAACGTAGGAAGTGCTGTTTATGGTGCGGCACGTAACGTACTAGTAAATTCAGGCACAGCAACAGAAAGTCAGCTTCCTCTTACTCAAGAAACACCAGAACAAGACCCGGCCCTTATGTTTACGCACAGGGGTGATAACTACTTTGTTAACAGCGAATCAAATGAGTACTTTCAACTAGAAGAAGATGCAGAGTTAGAGTTTGACGTAGATGGACTTTACTCAAGAGCAGACCTAGAAGAGACGGGATTAGAAACATTAGAGTCTGGCACGTATCAGTCACTGCTAGATGAGTACTCTTTTTATGCGCTTACAGAAGACATATATCAGTATCCTATTAAAGAGTTAGTAAAGCGGTTTGAAGAGGAAGGGGGTATTATGCCCGGAGACTTTGAGCTAATGGATGACGAGTCTCAGTACGACTTTTTTATTAATGAGTTTTTTAACCCAACCCCTACTAAACAAGCGCCTATTGTTACTGACCCTGACCCTGATCCTGACCCTGACCCTGATCCTGATCCTGATCCTGATCCTGATCCTGATCCCAATGAAGATGATGACGAAACTGTAGGTTTTACAGAAGAAGAACAGTCTTTTATACGTGGTTTGTTTTCTGACATTATTGGCAATGCTTCTTTAGCAACAACAGCAGACATTGCAACAGGTGTTACTCAAGTTCTTATTGACTCCGGTATTATTGATGCTGAAGGAAACGTTATTAGACCTGATCTTCAAGAGTCGATTATTACTGCCCTAACAAGTGTTGGCATTCTTAATGAAGACGGTCAGTTTATTCAACAAGCAATCCCTGACATTCAAACCGAAGTTCTTGCGGCTTTAACTACCGCTGGCATCTTAGACGAAGAAGGTAACGTGATTCGTCAAGAAGCTGTTGATGTAGAGGGTGGAGTTACTTCTGCCCTGCAAGCTCTTGGGGTTGTTGATGCTAATGGACAACTAAGCCTAGACGTAAGCGATAGCGTTTTACTTACTTTGCAGAATGCTGGAATTGTCGACGCCGAAGGCAATGTTATTGAACAGGATGTTTCAGGACAATTCTTAACTACCTTACAAAACATAGGGTTGGTTGATGAAGAAGGGAACATTATTCGACCCGAGGCTGTAGACGTTGAAGGCGGAGTTATGTCTGCCTTGCAAACTATTGGCCTAGTAGACAGTGAAGGTCAGTTAGCTTTAGACATACCCGGAAACGTTTTGCTTGCTTTACAGAACGCAGGGATTGTCGATGCCGATGGCAATGTTGTTGAACAAGACATTACTGGTCAGTTCTTAACAACTTTGCAAGGCATTGGCTTAGTTGATGCTGAAGGCAATATTATTCGTCAAGAAGCACCAGACATTGAAGGTGGTGTTATTTCTGCTCTACAGACTATTGGCTTGGTAGATGCTGATGGTCAACTTACCTTAGATGTTTCGGGTAATGTTTTAAGTCTGCTTCAAAATGCAGGTATCGTTGATGCTGACGGAAACGTTATTGAGCAAGATCTTACAGATCAGTTTGTAGCAACCTTACAACAAGTAGGCGTGATAGATGAAGAAGGCGCTTCATTACTGGCAACTTCAGAAGGTCTTTCTAACTTACGAAATGAGCTAGCCGCTATAGGCTTAATAGGCGAAGGCGCTGTAAGTGTTGATACAACTGTTCGTACAGCTTTGTCAGAGTTTGGATTTACTGACGCACAGTTAGACCAGATAGCGGGCGCAATAGACATACCTGCTAATCTTAGTGGCGAGGACATTGCTCAACTATTTACAGATGCTGACTTATCAACAGCAACTAACGTTAGCGATGCGGTTACTGCAATTACAGACGCAATCAGTAATCTTGATGTTGATACGACTGTACGTACAGCCCTGTCAGAGTTTGCGTTTACTGATGCACAGCTTGATCAAATATCTGGTGCGATCGACATACCTGCGAATTTGTCAGGCGAAGAAATTAGTCAGTTATTTACAGATGCAGATCTTGCAACAGCAACTAATGTTACCGACGCTGTAAATGCAATCAATCTATCGTTAAGCAATCTTGGCTTTGCTACGCCAGATAATGTTAGAGACATTCTATCTAACTACGCATTTAGTGAAGCTCAGATAAATCAAATTGTTAGTGCTATGCCAGCGGGCTTAGAGCTTACTGATATTGGCACTTTGATTGACACGGCCTTAACGGGCGTTGCTACCTCCGAAGGATTAGAGACAGCAACCACCACAATTACTGATGCTATTTCAGGTTTAAACTTTGCTACAGATGAAGGCGTACGCACAGCTTTAACAGAGTTTAACTTTACTGAAAGTCAGCTAAATCAAATAGCGGCTTTAATGCCTGATACGTTAACTCAAAACGAATTGACGTTAGCTCTTAATGCCTCGCTAGAAAATGTCCCAACAAATGCAAGTATGGACGAGGCGTTCCTGTCTATAACAAACAGTCTAACTACAGGCTTTGATGCCATAACAGGCGAAGATGGTGTTCTTGAGCGTCAAGACGTTATGTTGAATGCCATCATGGGACTAGGAGAAGGCCAACAAGATCTTCTTAGAGGGCAAGAAGACATACTGACAGGCGTTGGTGAAGAAAGCCAAAGGCTAGAAGATATTATTATGTCTAGCACTGGGTTGCTTGCTGCAATTGGTGCAGGTGGTCTTGGTGGTGGCGCTCCTGCTAGACCTAGCGCACAACCATATAAAGGTTATTTAGAAAAATTAGACTATGCGCCGGGCATGGTTGAGGCTTTGCCACAACAAAAAGTAGACTACAACAAAGAAGTTGATAGGCTTTTAACTATGGGAATGGGCGGTAAAAAACCGGGAATGCTTGTATGACATATTTAAATTTAGTTAATAACGTACTTCGTCGTCTTCGTGAAGAAGAAGTAACGTCTGTCCAAAGCAACACATATTCTAAAATGGCAGGAGACTTTGTTAATGACGCAAAGCGTATTGTAGAAGATGCTTGGGATTGGTCTGCGTTGCGTACTACTTTAACAATTACTACTACTGATGACATTTTTAATTATGTATTAACAGGTAGTCAAAACAGAATTAAAGAACTGAATGTTATTAACGACACATCTAATTTAATTATGGAGTATCGTCCTGCTAAGTATTTTGATAAGCAGTATTTAATAGAAGATACAATTAAAGGGCCGCCTAAGTTTTTTACTTACAACGGTGTTAACAGTGCTGGTGATACTCAGATTGATGTTTATCCAAAGCCTGATGGTGTGTACACGCTTAGGTTTAACTGTGTGCAACGTAGTGCTGATTTGTCTGCTGATACTGATGATTTGTTAGTACCTGCTATGCCTGTAATGCACTTAGCTATTGCTTTTTTAGCGCGTGAACGTGGTGAAACAGGCGGTACGTCTGCTCCTGAATACTTTGCTATTGCTGATAAATACTTGTCTGACGCTATTGCTTTAGACGCCCAAAAGCACCCAGAAGAAGTAATCTTCTACACGCCGTGAGGTAGCTATGGCTCAACAATTACAAAGCATTAATCTTGTAGCTCCTGCCTTTAAAGGAATCAACACAGAAGATTCTCCGCTGGCACAAGATCCGTCGTTTGCTGATGTTGCTGACAATGCAGTTATTGACAAGCGTGGACGTATTGCGTCTCGTAAAGGTTACAGTGTTATCACAACAAACAAGACTGAGTTAGGAACTGCAAAGATTAGAGCAATCAAGGAGTTTGAAGATAACGCCGGTAATACCAAAGTATTTTCTGTAGGTAACAACAAGATACTTAGCGGCACAACTACGCTAGCTGATGAAACTCCCGGTAGTTATACGATTACTCAAGACAACTGGAAGATGGTTAACTTCAATGACAAGATTTATTTCTTTCAGCGAAGTAACGAACCACTTGTTTATGACGCTGTAGGAGGCTCTGTAGTGACTCTGAGCAGCGTTTCTGGTGCTGCTGGTGTAACCAGTGCTATATATGGTAACGAAGTTCTAGCGGCTTATGGACGGCTTTGGGTAGCTGATATAAACAATGATAAGTCTACTGTTTACTGGTCTGATTTATTAATAGGTCATGATTGGTCAGGAGGTACTAGCGGATCTATTAACTTAGCTAAGGTATGGCCTGATGGCTACGACGAGATTGTTGCGTTGGCTGCACACAACGGACTATTAATTATTTTTGGTAAGCATAGCATTGTTGTGTACCAAGGAGCTGAAGCACCAGCAACAATGGCGTTAGCAGATACAGTATCAGGGGTAGGCTGTGTTGACAGAGATACTATACAATATACAGGTACTGACGTGTTGTTTTTGTCACATACTGGACTAAAAAGTTTTGGTAGAACAATACAAGAAAAGTCAATGCCTATTACAAGTCTTTCTAACACAATTACAAAAGACATTATTGGATTGCTTCAAAATGAGACTGAGTTTTACCGTTCAGTGTATAGCCCAGAAGAAGGTTTTTACCTGTTGACTTTTACAGCTCAAGACACAACTTACTGTTTTGACGTTCGAGGAACACTAGAGAATGGTGCGTATCGTGTAACACGTTGGCCCGGTACAGGCTTTACAGCTTACGGTAGAAAAAACGATGGGACTTTATTAATTGGTAACGGTGAAGGTATAGGCAGATACTCAGGATATAGAGACAACGGGGAGAAGTATCGCTTTAAGTACTACAGTCCCGGTCTGACCTTTGGCGATCCTTCACGTCTTAAGATACTAAAAAAACTACGTCCTACTATTGTAGGTGCTAACAGTGCCATTATGTTTCTTAAATGGGCGTATGACTTTGGTACGTTCTTTCAAACAGCAGAGTTTACTGTTGGCAACCAAGTAACAGGTTACTTTAACGAAGACGAGTACAATAGTACAGCAGAATTTACAGGTGGTGATTTAACGTCACGACGTGGAATAAACACTACCGGAGGCGGTGGAGTTATAACAATAGGGTTGGAAGCAGACATAGACGGTTCGGGTTTGTCTCTCCAAGAGATTAACGTATTAGCACTAATGGGTAAAGTACTATGAGTAACTATACGAAGACCACTGACTTTGCCGCTAAAGACAGTCTACCTTCCGGTGACAGCGGTAAAATCATTAAAGGCGCTGAGTTTGAAACAGAATTTGACGCTATATCTACAGCTATCGCTACAAAAGCAAACACAGAGTCACCGACTTTTACAGGTACAGTAACAATTCCTGCATTGACTTTTACAGGTACGCTGTCTACAGGAACTATTGATGGAGGTACATACTAATGGCTGTAGCAACAGACGATGGAACTATTGGAGGTGGCGGTAATGGCTTCTTTGATTTTTTAGGGGGCCTTGCTGACTATGCAACCCAGCCCGGTGTTCTGCTCCCCGGCATTCTTGGTGGTCTTCTTACGGGCGAAGCTTACGGTCGATTAAGCGACGTAGGCCAAGAAGCTTTATTAGGGTTCACCCAAAATGGTGTTGATGTTCCGGGCGCGTTAGATCTAGCTCAAATGCAGTTAGAGCAAACTCAGTTTAAACCTTTTACAGTAACAACAGCCACTGGTGCTGGCTTCGGTACTAAGGTTGATCCTATTACTGGAGCGGTTACAACAACCATGGGTCTATCTCCTAACGAGCTAGCAATGCAAAGAAACCTGATGAGCGGCGCTAGCGGGTTCTTTACAGGCGCTACGCA